GAATTGGATTATGCAGAATGGCTTGTATCCAATTTATAAAATACAAACAATAACAGAGGAGGAATAATGGAATATGAATTAACAAAGGTCAAGCAAAGAATTAATAAAGTTGTAATGGATATGAGTAAAGATAAGAACACCAATAAAGAAATCCTAAATGAAGTTATATCTATTATGAACAGGATAGGTAGGATATTAAACAACAAGGTTTAGACTAAACCCCCTATTGCTAGGGGGATTTAATCCAGAAAGGAAATAATGTTCTTATTGAGAAATCATTATTTATATAATTATCATAACACAAGAAATTGTCATAGTGGTATGTTATTATAAATAAAATGTAGGCACAGAAAGGAAACAAAATGCCAAAATTTAATATAGATAATTACGAATTAGTAGAAGATAGATTAAAAAAATTCTGGAAAGATAACCCTAACGCAAGGATCAATACAGATGTTGTAGGTAATTCTGATGATGGAACTATGGTTATTGTTAAGGCAGAGCTATTCATTAATAAAGAAGATACTCTACCTATCGCAACAGGATTAGCACAAGAAACAAAAGGAATAGGTGGATTTGCTAATAACGAAGCCTGGTTAGAGAACTGTGAATCAAGTGCAATCGGTAGAGCATTGGCTAATTGGAAGTATCAAGGCAGCAAAAAACCTAGACCAACCCAAGAGGAAATGAAAAAGGTTATTGCAAATGATGATGTAGGTACAGAGAAAGCACCAGATCCACCTAAAAAAAAACAGGTAACACAGGAGAATGGGAAATCCCATTCTGAAATATCAGAGGTTGAACTAAAGAAACTTGTCTTTGAAATGTGCGATAAAGATAAGAAGTTTGCTGAAGCCTGTTGGAAAAACTCTCTTGATAGAACTAAGTTAAAAGACAAAACCCTTACTGATAATGTAGGAGAATGGGAGAAATATACAGTAGAGATGTTCTTAGAAGTGGCAGACAATTATGTTAAGAAATTTAAGAAAGACTTTGAGATTAGAGCAGGTAATTCTGATACTATAAATGAAGTATTAGAAACATTTGATACAAAAATTGTAGAAGAAAAGGAGAACGAAGTGGCAGACATACCAAGTGGAGATTGGGAAAAAGATCCAATTAGTGAAGGACAAGTAAACTTTATCAACTCATTAATAAAACAATGTATTGATGCAGGTCAAGATGAAGTCGCAAACGAAGCCAAGAGTTATCTAGCAAGTGATGAAGCTACTAAAGGTAGTGCGAGTGCTGTGATAGATAAGCTAAAAAACGCACTTAATTAAAAGTAAACAGAAAGGAATATAATGGTTAATGCAAAATCATTTATAAAATCATTCACACCTTGCGTTCATTGTGGTGGTATATCAATACGCATAGTCAAGAGAAAAGATAAGTCAGAGTATGGACTATGTAGGGATTGCTACGATTCAGAATACAGAAGTGCCTTATGAAAGTAGAAAACGACTTTATTAAATTTGCGTTAGATGATTACAACTATTCAAAACCAGGTACAGATGCACAAACTATTATTGTAGATCCACCATACAATATTAACCATAACTATAAATCTAAGTATAAAGATAAACTTTCTTGGATAGATTATGAAAATCTTATTTATAACTTACTAGAGGATTGTTATAATCATTCAACAAATGAAGCAAGTTTATTTTTCATTAATTATCCTGAAATAATTTTTGATTTTTATTCTGCGTTTGCTAATAGTAGTTGGAATGTTCATCAACTTATTCAATGGGTTTATCCAAGCAATATAGGTCATAGCAAAAGTAAATTTACTAGAGCTTCACGAACTATTGTTTGGTTGGTTAAAGATAATCCAAAGATATATATTGATAGGGTAACTCAACCTTATAAAAATCCTAACGACAAAAGAGTAAAGAAACTAATTGAAAGTGGTAGGAGTGGTACGCATCTTTACGATTGGTGGGAAATAAATTTGGTAAAGAATGTTAGTAAAGATAAAAAGAACTACACCAACCAAATTCCAAAAGAATTATTAAGGAGATGTATCTTAGTTACTTCTGACTATGGAGATTTAGTTTACGATCCTATGTGTGGAACAGGTAGCACACTTGAAGTTGCACAAGATTTATTTAGATTTGGATTTGGATCAGATATAAATGAAAACCTAGTTCCTATTTGGAAACGGATTGTAGAGGAAGAATGAAACAACACGAAGTCATAGCGATAATTAACAGGGATTATCCACAGATGGATTCGTTTGTTGAGAGTGAGTATCAGTACACTACCTATGATGCAGAGAACAAAGACTATATACTAGAGATCAAGTCAAGGAAAGCAAAGTATGACAAGTGGCTTATTGAGAAACATAAGTTTGATTCCAATGTAGATATTGCATTACGAAAGAATAAACAATTCCTTTACCTTACCGAGTACAGAACAGGTATGTTGGTATGGAATATAAATGATTTAATTAATGTTGGCTATGACTTTGGTTGGGAGTTTAAGGAACAACCTAAGACCACAGATTTTGATAACAACAATAAGATTATGAAAGAAGTAGGATACCTACACGAACATTATGCGAAGATACTGTGAAAAGTAGCTTATATAATGGCGATTGTTTAGAGTATATGAAAGAAGATATGTTTACTGGCCAGGTGCATACAACCATAACAAGTCCACCATACAATATGAATTTAAGAATAAGAGATGGTAAGTATTGTTCAAGACAGATTGTTAAAGAACTTTCTACCAAATATAAAAACTATGATGACAATTTACCTATGGAAGAATACTATGAATTTAATAAAGAAGTAATACATTACTTGTTACAAATTTCTGACTTAGTATTTTATAATGTTCAATTTTTAACAGGTAACAAGAGAGCATTGTTCAAACTAATGGGAGAGTTTAATGAGGAACTTAAAGAAGTAATTATTTGGAACAAGGTTAACGCACAACCTGCTATTGGAGAGAAAGTATTGAATAGCCAGTATGAAGTAATACTTGTATTTGAAAAAGATAACGCAATATCCAGAAAGTTTGACACAGCTACATTTGACAGAGGTACATTGTCTAATGTATGGGATATTAAAAGAGGAAAGAAACTCAACAAAGAACACGGAGCTGTCTTTCCAGAAGAATTAGTTGAAAAGATATTACATAACTTTACCAAACCTGGTGATGTAGTATTTGATCCTTTTATGGGAACAGGAACTGTTGGGGTTGTATGTAATAGGTTGAAAAGATGGTTCATTGGTATAGAATTAGATGAAGATTATTTTAATTTTGCTAAAGAAAGAATAGATGAAAGACATTGATGATAAAGCTAGGGAAACTGCATTTACTTTACAAATGCTTATGGCAGAGGTTGATTTTAAGTATAATAGACACCACAGGTGCATTGGTTGTGGCGAACAATACAAACACCACGAAGATTATTTGCCCTGTATATCAGATACAATTAAGAAAAAGATAATAAAAAAAGGAGAGATAAAATATGAGTGATATATCAGTAGCTGATGCAAGTGAAATAGTTTTAATTGCAGAGCTACTTAAAAGAAAAACAGACAATGGTACTGTGTTGTTTAGAGAAAATTCTATAACTTTAGAAGATAATACAGTTCAACTGTTGGGTTTAGTTGCTAATGTACAGATGACATTAACACCACCTTCAGAGGAAGAATAATGAAAGCAACACCTAAACAAATAGCCGAAGTAACAGATCTAATTAATAATTGTAGAAGTTGGAAGGTAAAACTTAGTGCGTCAAGATGGCTTAATCGTTCTGACTTAAATACAGTTGATGTAGATAATGTTATATGGAAACTAAGACCATTAAGGTTTCCTAAGTTTTCAAGACTTGATTTACCTAATCTAAATTATGATGAGGACACACCTGATATGTACAATATGAAAGAGTACAACTCAGAGGATTTTTAAGTTATCCCAACCATTCTTATCAACAGTTAAAGTAAGTACACCAGGTTCATTCCATAGTCCTGTCCTTGCAGTAAAGTCATCACTTGCATCAATACTAGGACATTGAATCCAAGTTCTCTTACCCTGCTGCATTAGTCGTGGGTGGTGGTAGTGTCCTGTAATTAGTATCTCTGCTTCTCCACTAGGCAACCAACCAAACATCTGTCCTTGCCACCATTTAAGTATCTTACCTTCAGGACCAGATCCACCTGTTGTCATATGTCCGTGTGTTATAGCTACCTTCTTACCAAATATATCAAAGACTTGGTGGAAACCATCTGCAACCTGCACATTAACTTTCTTATATCGTGGGTTCTTATCCATAATCTCTCCACATATCTCAAGGTGCATAGTATCAGAGTTATCTAATCTATTTGTGGTAACACTCGCCTTACCTGAACGGAACTCTCCGTGATTTCCTGGTACTCCACCTAAGATAATCTTGTCTGCGTGTGGTAGGAAGTTATCAACTGTTTTCATTATAAGTTTTCTAGCTAAATGAAACTGTTGAGTGAGAGAAAGTTCTATATTGAATGCTTGTGAATCGTAGAAACCAAAACAGTTCTCTGTTAAATCCCCCATACCAAGTATGTATATTTCTTTTACATTAGTTCCACCCTTACGGAGTGCCTTAATCCTATTTACACCCTCTATAAGAGCTTCCTCGTAGCGATTAACAGTATTCTGAACACCAAGATCAGACTTCCCTAGCTGCCAATCACTCATCATAAAGAGAAAGGCTGTATCTCCCCCATACTTTTTCTGTTTTAGTACAGGTTTCTTACCTATTTCTTTATCTAACTTAGCAAAGAACTTATCTCTTGCTGGATTCTTGGCTCTAACTACCCCCTTAAACGCATAAAAGGTGGTTACTTCCCCACCTTTTAACTGTGCGTTCCAAGAACTAGCCTTAACTTTGCCTTCTATTTCGTAGTATTTGGGGTTGAAACCCCACTCTTTTAAGATCTGGTCATACTTATTCTTGTAATTTGGATCTGTTCCTACATAAGTTATCTCGCCAACACCAGCTTGTTCATCAAACTCAACTGATGGTTGCCAACCTGACTTATAATAGTTATTACCTAAGTCTTTTTTCTCTGTCATATGCAACCCCTTCTGTTTATTAACAACAGTATAGTCGCCTGATATGACAGTATCTGTTACTTAGTTATTTGTTTTTTAGCATATGTCTTGACAACTGCTAATGCAGCACCACCACCTGCAAGTGCAGCTAACTGTAAAGTTCCAGCATCTACACCTACTAATGGAGCAACTGTTAAAGCACCTATAAATGCTTCAATAAATGTCCACGCAGTTCTTTCAATCATATCCTTGAGATCATCACTCATTTTATACTCCCACGCATCATTCCAAGGTGTCCATTTAATATCGTTCTTAAATGTACCATCAGAATTTCT